AGACTGAATGACTGCAATAAACAAGCTGGGCCATATAACACGCTTCACATTGGAATGGACTTTAACATCGGTAATATGTCAGCCGTGGTACATATAATTGAAGATAAACCGTATGCAGTTGATGAACTTACAAAGGTCTATGATACTGATCAGATGTGCCAAATCATCAAAGAACGGTTCCCGAATAATCCGATTATCGTTTATCCAGATGCTTCCGGTAAACAGCGAAATACAGCCACAACTAAGACTGATATTGAGATTTTAAAAGATGCTGGGTTTACGGTTAAGGCAAAAAAATCCAATCCACTTGTAAATGATCGTTTTAAAAACATGAATAGAATGTTTTGCGATGGAAATAACAAAGTAGGATACATGGTTAATACCCATAAATGCACTGAATACACCGAGGCACTTGAAAGAATGGCATATGATAGCAATGGACAACCGGACAAATCAAGTGGTTTTGATCACATTACGGATGCCGGAGGATATTTTATCTATTGGGAATATCCATTAAGAAACACTTCGATTGATGAGTATTACGGAAATATTGATTTTAGCTGATAAATATATTAATAATACACGTATATATAGATATTATTACTACATTTGCGTCTATGAAGTATCCAAACATTAAACATTTTAAACTCAGTCATAAGATTTTAGCGAAGGCTTTAGGATTTAAAACTATTGGATCATTCCGAAGTTCATCGGCCCACAAAAGATACATGCAAGGAATAGAAGAAATATTAACCATTATTAAAACTAATCAAAATGGATAAAGCAATACAGAAAGGATCTGATCAATGGGAATTGGTCAGACAATCAAAAGAGTACTTTTCAAAAAAATTAACCAAAGAAGATATTTTTGTAATAGTTGGAATTATTACGAATTCATTTTGGGTGCGAACAGATGAAAAATTAAATGTAATGGTTTTTAGGCATACCGATAACCGAGAATTTAGTATAGGCTTATGGAATGAAACTATTTTTGATGTTGTATCTGAAATTATTGATAAAATAACAAACGAGGCTGTTAGGGCTGGGAAAAACATCAAACTACATGAGATAAAAGAATGTTTAGAATTATAATCTATATTTGCTTTTCTGTGGTACTCTCTTCCAGCCTTGATTCTGTCAGGGCTTTTTATTTTATCATTTTAAAAATAATTTATCAAATTGATAATTTTATCAAAATAGTTTTATAAGTTTGTCAGCAAGTAAATCTAAATTTACAGTTGTGGCAGAAGAAACTATCAGCGCAATCAAAGACTTTATAGACAATTGTAAGTATAAACCTGAAATTCAGGAGGCAAAAGCCTATGAAAAAAAGTTAGGCTACTTCATTCAAACCCATCTGAATACTGATATTTTCACCAACACCGAAAAAAACATTGATGAAATTTGGGATTCTAAAAACCCATTTATCAATTGGGTAAAATCATGGATGCGTAAAGAAAATTTCAGATCATACATGAAGTTCTTCAGGCATCCACTACCAACAGCCGGACTTATTCAAGATGACATAGTTCCGGAACTCAAAAAGGTATTTGATGCAACAAACGCGCGTTATGACTATTTGTTTAGTTCGAACGCTCAAAAGATCACTTCATCAAAATTACTTTCAAAATATTCTGAATATTGGAAAGACGAAATTTTCAACCTATTAATCAATCAGCATAATTCAATCATCATTACCGACTTCACAAATAAACGTGATCCGTACAGGCTAACGATTGAAATTGATGACGTGATAGCTATTGATGATACGGAAGATGGAAAGATAAAAGCTATTGTATTTGAGGGTGAAAATGCTGAAGGTAAATATCGTATATATTACTATACTGATAAGTTTTTTTCTGTATATATTGAAGAAGATAAAATATATACTCAAGAATCATTTGTTTTACATGATCTTGGTTTTTGCCCTGCTGATTTCATTTCGGTCGAACCGTTGAACTGTGAAAAGTTTGTGATTCGTAAAAGCATATTTTCAAACATGGTTGAAAAATTTGAAAACTATGTGAATTACTACACGATGTTTAAGATGTTCATTCCTTCGGGAATGATTCCTGTAATAACTCATTACAAACAAAACAATAAACCATGCGAAACTAATTTCGAGAATGGAACTAAATGCTCTAATATTAATGGGAAAGGATACGTAGTTGGATTAAACGGAGTTTTAGGTAATAAAGACAGTTTAGTTCCATGTCCTGTTTGCAACAGCAATACAATCATTCAGGCTGGTACTGTTATCGGGTTACCTGTTCCAAAATTCGGAGACAATGATGAAAAGCCTTTTGATCTAAACGCAAACTTTGTTAAGTTTCATTATGCACCTGTCGATATACTGACATGGGTAAATGATTTTATTGCTGAAAAGTACGATGAAATAAAATATCAGTTAGTCGGCAAAGGAACAGAACGGTCAAATGGTCAGGCAAAGAATAAAGATCAAATTGCCAGGGGAAACCAGACACTTGAAAATACATTGATTGAGTTGAGTGGAAAACTATCTAAACTACAAACATCGCTTGATAGTAAACTTCTCAGGATCGCTTTCGGTAAATCTTTCAAATCGGCATACATCGACAAAGGCACAGACTTTTATCTCGAAACTGAATTTGAATTGAGGGATTCACTTGCAAAGGCTATTGATCCGATTGACAAAGAAAACCTGATAAGCAGAATTAACTATTCGATTTACAAGAACAACCCGAATGCACTTGAAAGAAGCAATCTACTGTATAAGTTATTGCCTTATTCAACACTGACAGACGATCAGTTTATAACTATGACTGTTGATCCTAAGATGAAAGAATTGAGGCTTAATTTCAAGTATTATATTGATGCTTTTGAGGCTGAATTTGGGGAGCTGAATGTCTTTTTTAATGAATATTTCGGAGAAGATGTTTCAATGTCAAATAAACTAACAGTAGCAAGGGAATTACTGGTCGGAAAGGTAAATATAGTGGAAGTAAAACAGCCTGAAATTATAGTACCGAATCAAAATATAGATCAAAATAGTAACAATTTAAAATCATAACAGACTATGAAAGTTTATGTATTACGCCTTATTTTAGGCAAAGCAACAAATTACGATCAGAACGGTAAACTGAAAAATTCAACTATTACCGCAAAGTATGCCGGTGAAATGGAACTTGAAAACATTCTGACAGATCAGAATTGGAAGAAACTTGGAGCGTGTGAAATTTCATGTGTTAATGTTTACGATTCAACGAATCAAAAAGTATCAGATGTTGAAGCTATCGAAGCGATTAACAACCGGATTAAGTCGGACATTCAGCAAGGCATTAAGCCAAAAACTGAAATTGAATTATTGAAAGAACAGATTGCTTCATTGACCGAAAAAGTAAACAATCCAGTTACTGTTGAAGCAAAAAAGGAAACAGTTGATTCCCCTGAAAAGGAAATCAGGAAACAGCTTTTTATTGAAGCTGAATCGCTTGGATTAACTCCGGCAAAAAATGTGAAAACCGAATTACTACAAGCCTTAATCAACAAGGCAAAAGAAGGGAAAATAAATTAACAATTTATAAAACATAACAGACTATGTTACTTGACGAAACATTAAAAGAAGGATTGTCACCTGAACAGATTCAGGCAATTGAAACCGCTTACACGGGCAAAGAAACCGAATTAAAAGCATTGGCAAACAAAAACGCTGATGGTATTTTTAATGGTGCTGCTCAGAAGTTGGCAGAACAAACAGGAATTCAAAAGAATGAAAACGAAAAGTATTCAGATTATTTCATCCGTTTGGGTTTAGAATGGCTACCAGAACAGTCTAAAAAGAAACTCGAAGCCGCTGAAGAAAAAGTAAGGTTGGCTGAAGAGAAGTTTACAAACCACAAAGGCGATGAAACATTGAAAGCTGAATTACAAAAGGCAAAAGATGAACTGGCAAAGATCCCGGAACTATTGAGCAAAAAAGACGAGGAATGGAAGACTAAATATGATGGTCTTGAAAATACACATAAGACTTTCAAGTTCAACAAATCCATTTCAGATGCGATGCCAAAGTTCGATGATAATGTAAATCAGTTTGAATTGAAGGCCAAACAAGCAAACGCGATTGACAGGATAAAAAAGACTTATGAACTGTCATACGATGACAACGATAATCTCATCGGAACAAAGGATTATCAAAAATACCTGATTTCGGATTTGCTGAAATCAGACGAAGAATTAAAAGATTTGATCCTGATAGATCAGGAATCAGGCGGCGGGGCTGGTTCAGGAAAGAAAACTATCACAAAAGGTTTAAATATTCCTGAAGGAACGGGAAAGGGAGCGGCTCAGGAAGTTGTCCGTGTTTACATGAAAACCGTGGAAAACATCGACAAACTTGACCCGAAATATCCTGACCGTTTCAAAGAATTATGCAAAGAAAACAATGTACTCTAATTAACAGACTAATTGGTACGCAATTATTAATCATTTAAAACAAACAAAATGTCAAATCGTTTAATTGACTTTTCGGCCTTAAATGCGTATCAAGATAAGAAAACGCAGACCGAATTACTAAGTCAGAGATTTGGACTTATTGAGGCGTTGAAATACAACACACCTGCAAATAAAGTCCTTACTCCGACTTTGGTAGCACACCTTCAGCAAGTTGAAGGACGTACAACGGAATACACAGGTTTAAAAGAATCGGTTATTACAACCACTTCAACCGAATCATTCACTATTCCAGCCCACCTGTCAACTTCTGAACAGAAAACATTGACAGCAGTATCAATCTTTTCCGGCTTCCAGGTTTATCCTGCATGGTTCCAAAACAACACCATCGCAATGGCTGATTATTTAGCTAATAAATACGATGAGGTTTTCATGGCTATGGCATCAGCTAAAGAAGTATTGATTGCTGCTTTACTTGATACTTATAAGAATCAGGTAGCTTTATCTGTTAACCAAGTTAACGGTGGCGATGGTACTTTTGCTTTCGATGCTGGATTGGATACTTTGACCGTGAACAAAGCAGGACAAAAAGACACTCTTTTTGCAAACCTGAAAACTTTGATGCGTATTGCCAAACGTGCCGGGAACTACAACATCGTAGTTAATGAAGGTGGTTTCAACCTTTCTTTGAATGAAATTGCGAAGTATTCCATCACAAATAGCAAAAACTTGGATTTTATTCAAAACCTTATTCCAAAGTTCTTTGAATCATTAAATGTAGCTCCTGAATCGTTTCAGTTTAAGGCTTATCTTATGGTTGACGGTGCAATTGGTGGGGTTCAGAATTATCCTTTTGATTTCCGTATGGGAACTGTTGTAGGTCAAAAAGTTTGGGGAATCATGGACACACCGGCTCCTTACATCGGCGAACGATTGAATGTTTACCACAACTTAGAAGCTGTTGACGCTTCTGCTTTGGGTGACACTACTGCACACCTCAAAATGACAAGCATGGAAGAATGGGGTTTCCTTGATAAGTTCTTCTTAGTGACGAACTATAATTCTGACCTTGTAAACAGGGTTAATGACATCGTAAAAGTAACCGGTGCAACTTCTTAATCATGAGCAAGTTTTACAAAGTAGATTCGGCTGGCAATAAGATTGCTGCTGAATCAGAATCAAACGCAGTAAATGCTGTTTTATTGACAGACAACCGCACATTGTTAGCTTCAGAATCTGGAAGTGTGTTTATGATTGCAACCGATGCAAAAACGATTACTCTTCCAGCTACTGCACTTGGTTTATTATACCGGATTATTAATACAGGTTCCGCCGGCCATAACATTGTAACCATTTCACCACAGGCCGCTGATGGTATTTCTGGAACTATTACACTTGCTGCTACTGTCGTGGTAGATGCTGGCGTAATTGACAAAGACCTTATCAATACAAAGGCAACGGCTCAGGCCGGAGATTGTGTAACTCTTTTAGGTACTGGCATTGCTGGAACTACTGCATGGATCATTCTTTCAAGTACTGGTATTTGGGCAGCACAAGGCTAATCTATGTATAATTTAAGCGACATATCAGCAAAGTTTTTCTCAGATAAACTGATTACGTTCAAAAGTTCGTTAAACAGTACATCTATTGTATTTGCACCCGAATTAACCGGAGTTTCAAAATCTAACAGATATTTCAATTCCGGGGTTCATCCCGTGATTAATATTGAAAACATCGAGGCGTTTCTTCCGGTTCTTTCAGGCTATACAATTGCGGCTTATTCGGCTGGTACTGCATACGGGAACTACAACAGCACATTCAATTTATCTGACATCGTTTCAAGTGGCGGTAAATACTACATTTCAATTGCTTCAGGCAATCTGAATCATGCGGTAAATCTTACAGCCTATTGGACTGAGACTACTTTACTATCGCTTATTTTAAAGGATAAAATCAGAAGTTCAATCGAAGTGGTGATGAGTAATTTGATACAGCCTAATTTTATCGAAGATAATATTTTTGCTTATCGGATTTCTGACACTACAAACGATTTGATTGAAAATACAGGTAAGTTGGTCGGATATAGAATCAATCCGATTTCATCCGATCACTTACTTTTTGTTATCAATCAGTTGGGTTTACACTTCGAAGATAGCGAGACTATAACCTTTTACCTGTACAATCAGAACACGCTGGTATCTTCGTTTGA